TTGAGCGAACAGCTCCCGCCGCGCCGCGTTCGGTGTCTGCTGATGATGCACCCACACCAGAGGAGACGTATCCGCCAGACGCCGCATGGCTTCATCGGTAAGAAGATCAGTGCCGGTAATCACGACTCGGTCATAATCGAGCGCTTCGGCCCACCGCTCCGCGTGTATGACGTCGATGTCGATATCAGTCGGAGCCTGCTCCATCATAGCGGCATCGGTCATCTCAGCGCCACCGACTCCGCCTGGCAGCAGCCACGTCTCATCCACGTAGCGCTTAACGTGGTGCGTCACCCAGGCGACCCTCACGGAAGATCCTCAAGCAGCGGCCGCCAAAGATCCGCGTAAACCTTGTCCGCGTCGTAATTCTCGACGACGTGCCGGCGAGCCTCACTCGACCGCTCGCCCTTACGTTCATACATGCACTCGAGCGCGTGGACGATCTCGGAAACCAGCGGCATCTGAAACCAGGCATTCTGCGACGCGTCCCAGATCGGCTGCCCTTTAACACTAATCCCATCGGACACCAGCTCCGGCTGAGCCGAGAAATTATTTACGATCACTGGTGTTTCGCAGGACTCAGCCTCGATGACTGTGATCCCAAAGCCTTCGCCCAGAGTCGGAGCAAGTAGGCAATCCATACCGGTATAAAGCGCCGCCATGACTTCGGCCGGGATGCCGATCCGATTCTGGTACTGATTCACGAACCGGATCTTCTCTTCCGGGATTCCGCACGCGGCGATTAGTGGATCCAGTGGGATTCCGCCCATGCCGCCGTAGCGTTCCGTGTGCAGATAAAGGATCGCGTCGTCGTGTTTCTCAGCGAACAGAGCGAACGCGAGAAGCTGCGCGTCGAAGGCTTTCCTTATCGGTGCCTGCCCTTTGTTCGCGTTCACGATGCCGACGACGAAAGCATCGTCCGGAATGTCGCCCATCAACTGCCGGCCAGTGCGACGTCGGCCAGCGTCATCAGTCACAGAAGCAGTCGGCTTGTAGACCTCTGTCTCAATTGCGTGTGGAATATACGCATGATCGAGCTCGGCGCGCTGCATCAAGTCAGCGCCGAACTTGCTCATCGCCACAGGGAAAACATTCTGCTTAGTGAGAAAGTTTCCTACCTTGTTAGGGATAGGCATATGGTCGATCGGCACCCAGGAGACGAGCGGCATCTCATCAAAGCGCGGATGCTGAAAAACCCAGACGTCATACAGCGTGAAAACGTGATGCCGCATGTTCGGATGCTGCCTCGACCAGTCAGTGAAGTACGCGTGCACAACATCATTCGAGTAAGCGTCGAAGCCGCGAGGGAAGTGCTCGATGCCTTCCCAAGAGCTCATAGTCGCCTCGAGGCCGTAATTCGTGGAGACAGCGATCTCGTGTCCGTCCGCATTCATGCGGCTTACGACTTGCTTAGTCTGTGTTCCATATCCGGTCGGAGCCCAAGCAGCGTTAGATACCCATAGGCCAGCGATCGGCGGCTGTCCGTTGCGTGCTTGTCTCCGCCTTTCGGCGCGATTCATGGCAGGTTTCCTCTCTTGAGCAGGTTAGGCAGGTAAAAGGATGGCCGGCCGGCCTGCCCTCCGGCCGGCCATCCAGTTTACGACGCTACCGGATCAGGATCCGCCAGCGAAGTATTTCACCGCGTCGCTCTGACCCAGATCGCCCCAGACTCGCATGGTGAGTCGAAGACCGATCTCGTCCGAAGCGAAGTACGCGTCGTCGGAGCGAGCCAGCTCGACGCCGCCGACCTGGCGGACGTGGTAGCTGGACGTTGCGCCGAAGAGAACGCTCTTGGCCGATGCCGCGACCGCGGGCACGTCCGGATTCTCGTTGATTGCAAAGCCCATGAACGAATCAGGAGCTCCAACCTCAGCGGCCGGTACATACAAAAATTGACCGGCTGAATCCTTGAGCTTCCGAAGAGCGCCCATGGTGGTACGCCGCATCATGAAGCTTGCACCGAGGCGGACGTAAGCGCCGTCAACCGAGTGCGCAAGGTCGATCAGGTTATCGGCAGTGAACGCGCCGCTTGCGGTGCCGCCGGTGATCCCGGAGCCCGCCGCGGTGACGATGCCGTTCGGCTCGTTGGTGCCGGTGCCGACAGTCAGCAGGTTATTAACCTTGATGCCGATTGACGTGCCGAGCGTGCGACCCAAGTAGGCCACGACGTCGATGCCGGAATCTTCGAGCAGCTCGCGGCTGACCTTGGTCAGCACAGCCACCTTCTGAGCCTTGAGGGTCAGGCTCGAGAACGTCGGATCCAGCGGAGAGATGCTGGTGCCCTCGTCGATCGCGGTCGCGAGCGGCCGGGTCGACTCCACGGGAACCTTGATATCTTCGCCGGAAGCGGTGTTCAGCAGGGTTACGAGGCTGCCGTCCAGCATCGGGCCGACAAGCTGCAAGCGCTCCTGGATGACGTCGTAAAACGTCTGAGGAACGATCGAGGAGTCGTCGCTGGTGTTCAGGTCGCGACGCTCGAAGTTATGCGAGCGAATCTCGCCGCGCAGCAACTGCCGCATGACGTCTTGCTCACCAGCGGGACGAGCCTCTCGCATCTCGCGAACCTCGGGAGCATCCACCAAAGATGCCTCGATGTCCTTCGAGCGCTGCTCGGCAGCCTGCAGATCCTCGATCTTCTGGCTGCGCTCGTCAATGTCGGCCATCATGCGCGAGTAGGACTGCTCTTCTTCAGCAGTGAGATCGCGGGATTCCGCGGCCGCACCGTCGAGCAGAGCCTTAGCCGCATGCCAAGCCTGCTGCCGCGCCTCAACTTGGCGCTTCAGGTACTCCATGTTCTTCTCCTTAGAGAGTGTCTGATTTATGTACAGGATCCGCAGCGGCTCCGCTGTCGGCACGATCCGTCGGCTCCGACGTGATCGAGTGTGGACGTGTCCGGAATCGAACCGGAGTTAGGATATTTCTAAAGTATTACTTTAGATTTTTCCTCTCACCTGGCACGCCCTGAGCAGGTTTAGAGAGTCTTTCCCAGCAGGTCGAGCTGCTTCATCAGCAGCGAGATCGGAGTCGATGAAGCGGCTTCTTCTTCCGGATCGGCGATGATGCCTGAGGCCCGGTCGACGACCTTCCGAAGAATGTCGGCCTGGTCGTCGCTGATGTCTCCGGCCTCGAGCGCGGAGATCGCGTCGGCCAGTTGATCGACGTCAGTTTCTGTGCGCTTCGCGATGACGCGCAGATTCCCTGACCATGAATCGCGGACAGTCGAGAAGCCGAAGCTCATCCCTTGAATATCGCCACGAGCTACCAGCTCGCGGATGTCGCGGCCGTCAGTCGTGTTCGGCAGATCAATCTCGACGTAGCCGCCGTCGCCTCGGTCGTCGATGCGTAGCGTCTTCGCTCGAGTCGAACCCAGCAACCGCGTATCGTCGTGATTTACATAAGCGCGGATATCGTTCTTGGATTTCAGGGTACGCGTGAAAGCTCCCGGAGCGATCCGCTCCGTGAAAGGCAGCGGCAGACTCGGCTCGTTATACCGCCACGCGTAACCACCGAACGTCATACCATCGCCGTCTTCCGCAGCTCGCATCTCACAGATACTCGCGTCGAACGTCCTAATCTCGACGTTATCCATCATCATCCTTTCGCCGCGGATTCGTGCGACTTCTCTCTCTAGCCAGCGCCTCGCCGGCTCCGGGTCTAGCGGATCAATACCCCACAAGTAATGAGCGACAGCTCCTGGGCCCGGCCAGCCGTCAGCGTCCGGGTTGCTGTTCTGCGCAGCCTCAAGATCGACTGCATGCCTAGCGGCCCACGCGTTAGCCCTGACGACCTTGTCATCGGACATCTCGCCGCGAGCCATAGCTCGAGCGTCCCGCAGTGTGCCTTCGGTCAGGCCATCACCGCCGAAGCCTTCACGGTTCAGCTCAAGTCCACGGATCGCAGCGCGGCGGATATATTGCGGAATGTTCTTTGCTCGATCCTCGTCCTTAAGGGTCGGCCGATAGTTTTCCGGAAGATCTCGCCTTGAGTAATCTCCGCCCGGCTCTATATCTTCAGCAATTGATAAAGCGACCATCTGATCGATCGCTGCTTGCTTCGTGTCATGGCAGCCCAGAATCTCTCCGTCATCTTTCACAGTCGCATAACCCGCGCAACCGTCGAGCTCTCCCTGCTCTGTCACGAAGTAAGGCATCAGACGCCTTGCTTCTGTGTTACGACGCCCAGAGGCAGATCCTTAGCAGCGACAGCCCACAGCTCTTCATTAGGAAGTAGCGTGAAGATACGGGTCTCGCCCGGATCAAGATGAATGCTATTGCTGGTAGTGATCGAGGAATCTGGCCCGTAATAGATATATTCGTTGCTGGCTTTCTCCATGTTATGCAAAGTGACGTGCTGCGGATTGATCGATGCTTCCACAATTCGCGCTACAGCTGTGCCGATAGTGACTTTCTCCGAAGTCATGCTCACGAGAACTCCAATTAGTCTTCGGTCGTCTTACGAATGGCGCTGGCGATAGCTTTCGCAAAATCAGCCGGATCCATAGTGCGAACCGGATACATAGTTGCGGGATCCGCTGGAGACTCGGCCGCCTGGGCCGCGTTCTGCAGCTGCACAGTCGGCAGGCCAGTGTGCTCGATCGAATCGAGGCCGACAGCCTGAGCAGCAGCCGTCGGGTCGTAGCCGACCTGGACAAGCTTCGTCGCCATATTGACGCGCTTCTCGAGCTCGACGACGTTAGCCGCGCCAAGGTTCACGTTCGCCAGCGGCACTCGGTATTCGTCTCCGCCGTCACGAACAGGCCGCAGATCCTCGAGCCGGTGAATGTCATTGATCGACAAGAAGCCTGCCTGCATGCCGACGCTGTAGGCAGAATACCGATCCTGAAGACTTGCCCTGAGTAGCCCGTCGACGTTAAACCGAATGAATGCTTCTCCCGGCAGCAGCCTCGAGTATGCGCCCTCGATCTTGGCGATGTACGGAAGCAGCGTATATGTCACGAACTGGCGGCTCGACTCCTCGACGCTGGCATATGACATCGCTCCGGCGCGGGTCGACTGGAGCATATGCACTGGGATCCGGAAGATCCGAGCGACTTCCTCGACCGCGAACTCTCGAGACTCGAGCGCTTGCGCGTCTGAAGGGTCGACGCTTGTCTGAGTGTATTTAGCGCCAGCCGACAAGATGCCCGGCCGGTGCGCCTTCCGGTAACCCTTATGACCGCGTTCCCAGGAATCTTGCAGCGCTTGCGCCTGCTCCGCTGTGAGCTCCTGCGGAACCTCAATGATGCCGCTCGTCGTCGAACCGGAACCGAAGAAAGCCGCAGCGAACTCCTCCAGCGCCTTCGTCAGGCCGAGAGTCTCGCGCAGCTCCTTGATCCTCGATGTTCCGCGCAGCGATCCCGGCTGCCGCAATTCCGTGATGTGGACGACGTCCATCTCCGACAAGCGACGGCGCCCGTTATCGATCCGGAACTCGATCGCGCCCTGGTTATTCCTCACGACCTCGACGCGCCTAGGATCAAGGACACTCACAGCCACGATGTCGCCGCGATCGTTGCGAATGATCCGCGAGAAAGCATTCCCGTCGACCAGCAAAGAAACCAGCAAAGCCTGATAATGATCTGATCGCTGCTGACTGGAATCCGGCTCCGGATTATCAACCCACGCCGGTCGAGGCCGGAACGGTAACCGCTCGCCGTCCTGCCGGAAGAAAGTATCCATCGGCAGAGTCGAGATGGAATCTGAGATCAACCGGATAGCCGCATAGACCGGCCCGATCTTGAGGCTGTTCTCCTCATTGATGAGGACACCAGCTCGAGTGCCAGCAGGCACGTCACGGCCGATCTCGAAAAGCTTCTGAAACGTGATCGCTCGCTTCTCAGCGCCGGAAGAGAAAAGATTATTCAGCACTCTTAGCCCTCTCGATCGCAACGCCGATCAGCACGAGGAAAATACCGCCAACAGCGAAACCGGCCGCCGGAGCCAGCAACGCAGCGCCAGTCGTGATCGCTGCAGCGCCCAACAATTGCAGCACACCCGCCATGCCAACTCCTAAGCGAAAAATTGCGGAGCCGCCATCGGCGCGGCTTCCCGGTAACTGGTAGCCCGATCGAAAGCACCCACAGCGCATACAGCGCCGTCGATCTTCCTCGGACTGTTTCTGGATTCTTTCACGATACGCGGGCCCAGCCGGTCAGTCTTCACGACTGCCTGCTGCAGATGCCTCGAAAGTTGCGGATCGTGATCGTGCGTAATGCCGCCGCTCATCACAGCGTCATAGAACTTCGCGCAGCTCGGCACCATGCGAGCCGGCGAACTGGTCGGATACTCGACGATCGGCAGGCCCGCATCAGCCAGCGACTGCATAGACCGCTGCCAGCGGAACGGGTCGAAGGGAACTTCGACAACGTTCCACCGCTTACAAGCCTCGATTACGGTGGCCTCGACCTCGGCGATATCGACCCGCCACTCGTCGGTATCTTCCGGCTGCTTCTCCCACGCTGCGACCTTAAAGATCCGCGGAGTCTCCTCAACAGTGCAGCCCGCAATGAAAGTCGAGTCACCAGAGAACGACCCATCGACGAACAGAACTACCGGCACGTCAGCATCCGGCTGCTCGGCCCGCTCGAGCGCATCCCACGCGCCAGTCGGCAGCCACGCCGTCTGCGCGTTCACCCACTGATTCATGC